TTCATCAAACATCTTTGCGTAGTATTTCTCCGCAATCGGTTGGACGGACTTCTTATTGATAGGTTTACCCGCAGCAACAAGTTCATCCATAGCACGGAAACGGGCTTCAGCAGATGCGTTAAACACACCAGTGAATCCGTCCATTGCCGTCATAGCGTTAGGACCAAAGCGGAACACAGGATCTTTACCCATGTCATTCAGCATTTCAATTTGGTTGACAATATAAGTCAAACCATCATTACCTGCTGCAGATTGGGTATCAGCTGCTTTACGCAGGAACTCAAGTTCTTTCTCGCTTTGCATGAGCAAGTCAAGACGAGTACCACCACGTACAGAATTAGGATCCCTAGATGCTTTCATAAACACGTTACCAGCGTAAGGCATAGCCTTCTGCATGGTGTCAATGACAGAGCTGTAAGCAATCCAACCACGTTGAATAGCTTGCACATCGCCAGCCATTGCTGCTCCAGCAAAGTGTGAAATTGGTTGAGAAATAATTCCACCAAAGTTACCAACCAATGCTTGAATTGGAGTAACAAATGCAGACAGAACATTATTATAAATGTTTGACCACACACCAGCAATAAGTTTGTTTTCAACTTCAGGGGTTAAATTAATGATGCCTTTACCGAGGTCAACCGTCATACCGTGGATGTACTTATTCATCTTGACAATGGTATCAATAGCACCATCAGTCAATTCATAAGCCATCAGGAACTGATCCATGATCTCAGGTTGGTTATCAGCAATCTGCCTCATAGTAGAAGCAAACTGTTGGGAATCACGGAACACCTTTTGTGCTACTTCACCAGCCTGCTCAACAGACGCAGCGTTGTAACCTTCAATGTTCTTGAATCCATTAGCAACCATTTGAACCAGATTCATCTTCCGATTCTTGTAGTACTTAGCAGAACCAGACAACTGAGTGACGTACTGCATCAGGTCAATAATCTTTTCTTGAGCTTCCTTCACAGCAGCAGTTCCTTCCATCATCCGTGCACCTTCTGCAAGGTCGGAGATACGTCCCGTAAGAGAGCCTGCAAGCAGCGACTGAGCGCGTGCAACGTCCATGCTGGTAAGCTCACTACCAAAGCCACGAAGAGCCTTAGCAGCCATAGCGAAGCCTTCTTCTGCAAGGATCTCTTTACCAGAAGCATCACGAGTGATGAACGGTTCAAGAACCATACGAACTTCACTCTTAGTCATCCGAGGATCGAACAACTGAATAGCAAGGTTTTCGTTAGCATCTAGCACATCGTTGAAAGTAACCTTCCAACCGGATGCACCTTCCATACCAATAGGACCAGCTTTGTGGAGTTGATCAGCAAGACCAAGAACAATGTCCTGAGCGTTGTCACCACTCTTCAGTGCATATTTAAGAGCAGGTTCAGACAACATGTTACCCAGACGACCATAAGTAGTGTCCAGGTTCTTAGCGATACGTGCGGAGTCAAGAGCAGCACCCACAACACCAAAATCGTCTACAGTACGAACACCAAGTTCGGTGTAGTCAAACATGTCGTGAACGCCTTTGACTCGTTGATCAAGAACAGGATTTTCAGAAAGGTTGTAATAACCAATCTCATCCAAAGCGTCTTCACGCTTCAAAGCAGATTCAACGATTGCTTCTTCTGGATCAGCAGAACTAGGTTTAGGAGAGTTTCCTTCTAGCCATTTACGTGCCTCAGCGGTTTCACCCACAAGTTTATTAGACTTACGCAAGCTAGCAGCTGCGTTAGCAAGAGCACCTACAAACTTGACGACACCTTGACCAATGTCAATAACGGTGCCCATACCAAGGTCTTCGTAGATGTTCTTCTGACGTTTCTCATCAGGAGAGTTAGTCTTTAGTGTAGCAAGGCTGTCAGGAATAAAGTCAAAGGTCTTTGGCCATTTCTGCTTTAACCTACCAGTAAGGTTGTCGTTTTCGTATTCACTGCTGACAGCGCCGACAGCGACACCAGCAGCAGCTTCAACACCACGACTACCAATAAACTTCATGAAAGCAGTGTTGCCTAGAGACCATCCAACTCGGGTTTGGGCAGCAGCGGCGCCACCCATACCCAAACGAGTCAGACCAATGGTCGGTAGCACAACCGCAGAGAGTTCCCTGACAGACTGTGCTACTTCATTTTCAAACTTAGTAGGTTTAGCAAATTGTTGACCGGTGAACTTGTTAATAACATCTACACCAAAGTCTAGCAAACCAGTCGGAGCAGCAAGCGCTGACTCTGCTGTATTGCGAGCGTAGTCACCAAGATCGTAACCTTCTTCCCAGGGCCATTGTTGGTCCGGTTCTTCACCACCCGTAGGAGGTGTTTGTTGTTGTTGAGGTGCTTGTTGAACCCCCGTAGGGGCGGTTGGACTCAGTTCAGCAGCCGTTGCATTCTGTTCAGCTTGCTGTTTCTGCGCAGCGGCAGCTTCAGCTTGCAGTTCAGGTGATAGGCTGTCTTCACCAGGGTCAAACCTAAACGCCTCTTCAAGATCGTATTCCATAGTTAAAAATTACAGTCCAAAGACGTAGTGACCATGTGCACTGGTATAACCTTCTTCAGTGCTAAAACCAGCTTGTTTAACTAGTTCAGGGTTAGCTTTCATCCATTCCAAAGCTGGACCAGCAGTTATATCAAAAGCAAGTCCGGAACCTTCCCGGTGATAGCTAGTATCTGAGCCTCCCACTTTTTCATTATGGACATGGCTGCGTTGTGAGCTAGTAATGTCTGAAGGTTTGACCTTACCGTTAGACAGTTGGATAAGTTTCTGGAAACCTGACAAAGCCTCTGTAGAACCGAAGACAATAGGTCTACCATAAGCATCATTTAAACCCTCAGCAGTAAAACCTTCACCACTTACAGTCGTCTGTATTCTTACCGCATTAGCGATAGGACCGGGACGCATAGTACCGTGGTCTTGGAAAGAGCTGGGGTTAAATACGCTTCGGATAACAGAAAGCTTAGCTTCTGGCCCATTATTAGGATTATTGATAATTTCAAGTTGGGCGGGAGTTAACACAACTTCTTTACCGTTTGATTGTAGTGGAGATTGTAAAACAGTTTCGTCCCCAGCACTTGCCAAACCTTTATTGTAAACAGTATGTAAGGGGAGTCCGTTTCCAAAACTTTTTAAAGCTAGTTCTTGAGGAGTCGGTTGGAATGTAGGTTTACCATAATTATTTTTGATGTATGCCAGCCGCTCTGGATTATCTTTAAAGTAATTTGCAATAGCCTGGTCAAGGCCATTAACTATAGAAGTCGCCTTTAAATCTCCGATTTCGGTTCTCACTGCTTCAGCGGCTGAAACATTTCCCCTATCCAAGTACGGATAACTAACTCCACTGGTTGTTACTTTACGGAAAAACTTATTACCCTCAACATTATTGCGGTAATTTGCAGTGTACTCTTTTTCCAACTCTTCACCAGCTTGTAACCGAGCAGCTTCAAAACCTAAAGTTTTTTCGTACTGAGCTGTACGTGTTTGTAGTTGTGCATGAAGATATGCTCTCATACGCAACTCTTCACTGGAGCCAGCTTTAATGCTACCAATTTCGGTAGTACCACTGACCAGTTTGTCAAGTGCTTTTTTAGAGTCTTTAAAACCTTGACTGTTCCATTTAGCATTGAATGCATCAGCTCTATCTTTAATAGGTTTACATCCAACGGGATCAATAGAACACACGCCAGCAACAACTTCTGGAGTTAACTCAAAATCACGCAATTTACTAGCAGCACTAATAACATTGTTCCTATGCTGTGCTTCGTAAGTTAAATGCTTAGCAGCGTTAGCCAGTTTAACACTTTCTTTACCAGTTAAAGTGACGTACATTCTTTGAGATTCTTCAGCATTTTTAGCTGTAGGATTAGCCATAAAAGCTCGAAAAAGCTCTCCTTCTATCTCAGCGTTTACAACGTTATCAGTTTGCTGTCGCTGTTTACGAAATTCAAGATCGACTTTAATACGCTCTGCTTGAATCTCAGCATACCTGCCAGTAGGATTACCTTGTTTGTCAGAATACTTTTCTGCCATGGTAGTCCTAACACCGTTCTGGAAGAAAGGAAGTTGAGCAATCTCTTCGTCTGACATGTAAGGTTTGCCAGTCTTCGGGTTGATTGCCGTAAACACCTTTTTCTGGAAAAGATTTAACGCTTCCTCAGGACCTTTGACACTGGATACGTTTCTAAAAGATGTAATAAAAACTTCGTTTCGTCGTGTCGGATCAGCGTGTAAAACGTTGTTCAAAGACTTATCGACAAGTATTTCATTATCAGCATCAAGCTTTCTCTTACGTTCAACGCTTAAAAAGGCATTATCCTTTTGCTGGATAGTACCCATAATCCTTTTGAGGAAACGGGGAGACACACCAGCATCCCTAGCAAGTGCAACAACACCTGCTGTGTGGAGACCTAGAAGCTGTTTCTTTTCTTCATAGGTAAGTGGGCGCTGTAAACGCTCTTCAGCTGATCTGAAGAATGCAGTACGAGAATCTTCATGCTGTTCATTAGCATACTGATTAAAGTGTCCAGCTGCAGCATCAAAACCTAAAGCAGGGCTTTCAAGTTTCAGTGTCGTTGCAGCAAGAGGATCGGCACCATTAATTTCAGCTATCTCGATACCGGTCAGTCTGTTTAAATCAGCTGACCTCATCAGCAACTCTTGGTTACGATCAGCAATCTGCTCGTCAACCGTAGTAGGTGTAAACGTATCCTTTTCGTAATCCTCGTCTTCTCTCTGCTTCTGTAGTGCGTTTACAGTCTTTGCTGCAGTACCACTCAGAGTAGCAAGGCTTTCGAAGATAGCTTTGTTAGCTTGTTGATCAATGTTAAACTGCTGTTGATCTCTAGCAGCTTGTGCCTGAAGACCACGTAATTCACGGTCTGTGTTTTGTGTTTGAATTTGATAATTACGTTCCAACTGGCGAGAAGTAGCAGCAGCATCTTCCTGCATCATACGTGAAACTTCACGACGATTCTCAATTTCAGCACTAGCTGCTTGACGCATCCCTTCAATTTGGCGCGTAGTCTCTTGTCTTAGACGAGCAATATTAGTGTCGTCTTGTGTTTGTGGTCTGTAGCCGCCAGGTTTGGCGGACCGCTGATATTGTAAACGTGCCATTACGAATCCATACCCATAGCAATAGTGTTAGCAGCAGTGCCGAAAGCTTGTCCAACACCTTGAATAGCAGGTGCGAAAACATTCTGACGTGCAGGTGCGGGAATGTAACCAGCAGTTGCCATCATAGGTTCAACAAAGACACGATCAGGTGCTTTAAGAGGTTTAGGAATATCGGGAAGACGTTGAGGTTCAATCATCATAGCGTTCCGTGCTTTGAGGTCATCCGCGTATTTACTCAGAGCAATATCGCGTAGGTTACGTTGTGACTGTTGACCAGCACTAAGTAAACTGGCACTGAGAATAGCAGCGTTTCGACCTTGTTCCGCTACTGTACTTTGAAGAGCTTTTGCACGTGATCCACCTGCTTGCAACATTGCAGCACGACCTTCGTTTTGCAACCGCTCAATCATCATACCTTCTTCCTGGAAGGCAGCTTCATTCAGAATTTCAGCAATAGATGCTTGCTCTTGTTCTGTCGCTTGACGAGCGGCAATAGTGTTGTAAGTAAGTTGCTGTTGAGTATTTTCAATAGAACCTTGGTATTCACGAGCGCTTTGTAAATACTCAAAGTCTTTGATCTGAGTTTGGTACTGCCAATTTTGAACAGCAGTGTCCCATTGATAGTCCCGTTGACGCTGATAGTTAATTTTATCGGCTTCAGAGACAAGTCTGTTGTAACTGTTTTGCAGTTCAGCGGCTCTTTGTGCTGCTCGCTGCTGTGCCTCATAGTTTCGTTGGGCATTCCTGTTCGCAGCACTTGCTGACATAGAACCGGAAATACCACCAGCAATCGAAGAGGCTGCACTAAGACCTGCTGTAACAGCTAACCATGCTACTGCCATAATTAAGACCTCCTATAGAATCGGGGAGTATAGTTACCTTCCCACATCATCGACACCAACGATACAGGATATGGAAAATTACTTGTCACTTTTAAATCAAAATTAGTATTGCGTTGATGAATAGGGACAATAAACTGTCGCTCACTCTTGACAGGAGAACTATCAGCTGAGTAGTAGTCAGCATCTGCAGTGTGTTGTACATTTCGCCACTCGTTAGAACCATTGGCTTTCAGTTTAAACGTCACTGCACCTGTCCTACCTACAGAGAACTTGACCCTAGAAATGGTCAAAGCAGCGGTAAAATCAGTAGTATTTTGATCCCTACGGAAATAGAATCTAGGTAGAGTTACTTCATAATCATACGGGTAGCCGACAACAATGCCATCAGCATAGTCAGTAAAGTCACCCTTCACTTCAAAGTACCGATAGTTGGTACCACTTTCTGTACGCTCATATGCGGTTGCATAATAACCAGCATCAGCATCAATCTCGTCATCTGTACCATCATCAGCTGTTGGCACAGTGAGAAGCATCACTGCCTCAGTCTGCTGGAACGGAGTGTAAGGAACATAGATCTTAGTGATGTCGTTTGTCTCGTCATACACCACCGCATCCACGTCTGTGTGGGGCTTGACGGGGCGTGTAGCCATGTCCAGGCATGAATTACCGTTGATGCCACTAGCGGTCGCTACAACGTCTCCTGTGGGGATCTCGTCAAGGGTAATCGAACCGATAGTGTACTCATCTTCGTGCTGAGAAACAATGATAACAGAATCATTCAGAATCTTAGCATCTTGAATCGTACCTGGCAGTTTCCATTTAGTCCAAGCTTGGAAGAGATCTTTCTCTCCGTTGTTGTAATAACGGTAGAGGTACAGGTAAGACGTGTCCTTATCTACCAACATAATCACAGAGTTCTGTGGGCTGACAGTTAGACCGTCTACGGTTTCAGGTATCCATTCTAGTACTACCTTACTGATGTCAACCACAATAGGTGGTTGTTCAACGTCACGTAACTGCATGGTAAACAGCTTGCTGTAACCTGCCACATTACTGACAAATGCAGAAGTAGTACCGACATCCACAGGTGCGATGTCAGTGTTCAGTTCATAGTTAGAGACGCTCCTTACCACAGTAGAGGTAGGGGTCAGAGTACTACCATCAGTGGTATATACTTGGAACTGTTGACGTTCAGAGAACACCAGCAGACCTTGGGGTGACGGGAGAACATCAGACAAAGTAACAGGTCTGACGCTAGCCACGTTCAAATCAACCGGATCGGAGTCAATTTGTGTAAGAGCTGACTTAACAAAAAAGTTATAGGGATCGTTAGCAACACTGAAGTTAATGTTATCAGTGGATAGGATTCCGAGTCGGTTATTATAGAAGAAAGTAGAAGTAATAGGATCCCCAATAAAAGCAGGTACAGGGCTAGTATCATTGTCCCCTGCTCCTCGTGCTTTCCATGTAGCTTGTCCAAACGTAAAGGTGGTTGCTCCAGTGTTCTCCAGAAGGTGCGGCATAGTAGACGCATCTAAACCAGGAGACACATCACGTGCTACGGTTTCGTTCCAGTAGCCAGGACCTCGTGCACTATCGTAAGCAATAAATTCTACAAAGTAGTTGTCAGCAGAACTGTCACTATTCAGGATCTCCAGGTTGTGACCATGGAAAGACTCTGTAGGAAGTTTAGTAATGTTAACAACGGTATCCTGAGAAGCTTCAATAGCATCGTTACTGAGACCACCGTTAGCACTGATAGTAAAAATTAGCGGAGTACCGTCGTCTGTAAACGTACCATCAGCATGTTCGTAATCAGTTAGCACCTCATCGTTGGTGGTGTCAAACCGTTTAATAACAAGGCTGTTAGTGTAACCTTCGATACACCAAGTACCATCGTAGTCAGTATCGTTGGCAGTTTGACGTGCCTGGATATGAGCCACCAGGGCATCAACAAGGTGATGGTTGGTGTTAGTATCACTGCTGTCATAGAACAGCATATCATCAAATGTTGTACCAGACTGGGCGTTTACAGTAACTGTATCACCCTGAATAGTAACATTGTAAGCAGCTGCTTCAATTTTAGTCAGCTTAAGGGTAGCAACAGAGTTAGCAGTAAACGTACCATTTGCCTGCATGGCAGTGGTAGTACCTCTGTTAGTAATAATCGTGGTATCCTGGATGCTACGGAAGTGATAATTAGTTCCACTCAGATAGCTAGAAGCGTTGTTAGTAACCTGGCACCACGTACCATCAGCTGCAGTCCATACATAAATGTTGGTACCTTTGATAGCACCAATGTAGGAACCTGCAGCTCCACGTTCGACAAAGAACCAAACAGCGTCTTCTAACTCGGACTCAGTAAAGGCATCACCATTAGCTTTCTTCAGGACACTGGTGTGTTGCATCCCAGGACGTTTGAGTAGACCAAAAGTCGGATCGGGATAACCGTTAACACACTCTGTAACTTGTCCTTCTAATTTTTTGTCATCATTTTGTCGGGATACACCGCCTAGAAAGTTCGGTGTGAGTTGAGTTACTGCTGGCATTAGCGATACAGTGCATGGTAAGGTTGATAGCTTTGATAGTAGTTCTCCCCTTCAGGGCTGCCAAAGAAAGTATAATCTCCTTGGTTGCACTCATACTCAAGCGCCATAGATCGTGCAAAGGCTTCTTTCTGTTGAAGCATTTGATATTGGTTAGTATCACCAATGATGCGGCTAGACACAATGCTAGCAGCTCGTGCTACGATAAACGCTTGAACAGGTTCAGGAATACTACCCCAATCCCATTCCCAAATAACATCTACGTAAACAGTTTCATCTGTCCACTTGTAGGAGTGGGTATTACGGTTGTAGAGTTTACCTCCACGGTTCACACTATCCCGATTCATGTTTTGGGTCTTACCAGTGCTAAGGTCCATCTGTAGGACGTTATTAGGGATCTGGATTTCGTCGTTAGAATCAGGTGTAATAGGATAGCTATATTCTTTATTGAAAGTCCAGCCTTCTGCCTGTACTTCGCGGGACACTTCTCTCAGGGTGTTGAGTGCAATCGCAACGTCCGGGTTGGTTTGGGTTTCAACTCTACTTGTCACAATAGATTGAGTCAGGGCACGCTCAGCTACAAGTTGTGAGATGTTCACAGTGTAGCGATACGTAACAGGAGTGGTGGATTGTTCGACCCCAGCAGTAGCAATAGAGGTACCACTAGCAACACCTGTACCACCAATGTACGTACCAACAGGGATGTTAGCAGTCTCAGTAGTAAGGGTTGTACCTGCAGCAGCGGGGCTACCCAGGTTGTCGATACGTCCACGGAAACGACTCACCTCATTGATAACAAGAGTCTCTTCAGTTGTCAACGTAGTAACAGGAGCCTGACCAACTGACGCCAGGATCTGATTAACAGCTTGTAGCTCAGTGTTGGAGCCAGTAGTAGGAAAAGGCATTGATTCTTATTCTCAATAAAGAAATAAAAAAAAGGAGCCCCCGAAGGAGCTCCCGAAAAGATAACTAATTATCAGGCGTCGTTAGCAGGATAAGAAGTACCGAAGGCAGCAGGTGCAGTGCTGGTAGCATGAAGCTCAACAGCAGCAGCAGGATTCAGGAAGTCAGCGCCCATGGCGAGACGACCCAGGATCACATCGCCCTGGTAGATCACAGAAACGTCACCACTGGTCACTTGGACCTGAGGAGCAATAGCTTCCACACAGCCAGCAGCTTCACGCTGGAAGATCAGACCGCAGGAAGTGTTGAATTGACCTTCAACAGTTTCGTTGGCGTCATCACCATCGGTGATTTCACCATAGTGGTTGCCACCAGTTTCAGCCTTGGTAGCACGCTCCATGTCAACACCCACGAAGTCACCACGGTTGCCAGGATCGGTATCACCGGAAGCCAGGTTGCCGTAGTCCACACCGTACTTATTGAAGAACGGAATGTTCATGGACTTGTAGATCTTGATACCAGCGATGGAGACCACGCCCTGACCGCTTTGCAGTGCAGTGCCGGTTTCATCGCGGTTGATCAGACCGTTGCTGCCAATCTCTTGGATCAGAGCATAGTACTGACGGGGGTTCAGAACACCCACACGACCGTCGGTGCTAACACCCTTCTCGTCCATTGCAGCAGCAGCGTCGTAGAAGGCGTTGATCAGGTTGGTTGCACTGTAGGCGTCAGACAGAGCGCCAGTACCAGTACCGACCTGGACCTGAGTACCACCCGGCTCTTCAAAACCATCCTTGCTCACAGGAGAAGACTGACGTGCACCCTTAGCGATAGCACGGAAGATCAGACGGTCATACTTTTCTGCGAGAGCATAACCAATCTTACGAGAGATTTCGCTACGCAGGTCGTAATGGCTCAGAACTTCATCCAATTCGTAGACGAAAGCAGAGCTAATCAGAAGATCATCACAGGTGATAGTCTTCTCAGCCACCGGGGGTGCAGCATCAGAGTTACCAAGGATGCTGTTGCCAGGCGTATGGTACTCAGCCTTAGTCCGACCAGTGTAGATGAACTGGAGAGACTTACCACCCTTGAGGGTGCGCTTCATGATAAGATCACGAGCGATCGTATTGTTCTGGAAACCCTTAAACATCTCACCGCTGAAAAGCTTGAGATATAGGGCACGGGCATCACCCGAGGAGTTAAGCTGACCACCCCTAGTAAGGGCAGCCTGCATCTCCGTATTAGTGTTTTGTTGCGACATTGTTTTAAAGAGAGTTTTGTTAGCGACTCTCTGAACGTTCAGAGTTATTAAGTTTTTATTGTGGTCTATCCCACCGTCTAGACGGCGAAGGGTGTCCTCGTAAGGGCCAACGCCAATAGGTAAGGGAGGGTTTGCACCTCCCAA